CACCTTTTGACCAGTCACCAACTAAATACTTAGAATCGCTCATTGCAGTAGACTTGAAGATAGGAACTCCTGATATAAACATTTGACCATTTACAAGATCAACTGCAACTCCACCCGGAAGAGTGTAGTCATTAGTAGTTCCTCTAGTAAGCATCAAAGCATAGAACTGCTCAGGACTAACAAGAATACCATTTGCAGAATGGTTGTTTGACTCAATTTGTGCAACTGAATCTAGTAACTTCTCAACTTGAATGGTACGGAATCCTGTGTATGCCTCAGCATTAGTAATCAAACCGCCTAGATTTGGAGAAACACCAGATCCGTTAAGTAATTGATTATCTTCAGCATCTAAGTATTGCTCTAACAAACGGCTTTGAAGATAAGATCTCATTGCTGAAATATCATCTAATGCCTTGCGAGTTATGCGAAGATAACCTGCAATGAACTCAGATGGTGCTACCTCTTCAGTTAAATCGTAATCAATTTGAGATTTTGTACCTGAATTATCTGCCCATGCTGCAACTGATCCCTCAGAACCTGTCTCTTGCAAGTAGTGAATTGCAGATGTGTTCATAACTCCTGTTGGAAGTAATGCTCTGATGTGCAACTTACGAGGAGCAGCAGGAATGATGCCCGGTAGCATCTGAACGTTTGCAGCAGCTAAGTCAGTAATGTTAGCTAATGACATATCACCTACAGTCTTTAATTCCATTGCAAACTGCTTGATTTCTTTTCTACGGAATTTCTCCAAATTATCAGAGTTCTCATCCATAGCAGTTGCAAATGCCTTATTGAAAGATACTGGCTCTTTGCTTTGTGCATCCATTTTGATTCTGTTGTTTTCTGATTTGGCTTCAAGCAATGCTTTGTCCATTTCGTCTATACGAACATTTGCAGATTTTACTGCATCTTCTAATTTTGCATCAACTGCTTTAGTAGCTTCGCTGATTGCGTTTGAGATGATGGTCTTTGCCTCATCTAGTGTTTTAGCTTTGTTTGCATCTAGCAACTCCTGAGCCTTTAATTCTAAATTGTCCATTTTTTAGTTTTGTAAAACGTTAATTAAACTTGTTAATATATTCGGCTCATCTTTTACTGGAGTGACTAATGTCGGCTCTGTATCTAATAGTGAATTTTTACCTAAATTGAATGCCTCTAATTGGAATTGCTTTAATGCTATTTCCAACCTACCAAAGCCTTCGTCTGTCAAGCTACCATCTTTAAGTAGCTTAATCATTTTTGCAACCTGATCATTTATCTCTGCCATTGTCAAAGACTTGAACCCTGTGAATGGAGTCTGAGGATTAGCGCCCAAAGTTACATTTGATCCTTCGTATAATTTAATCTCTTTGATCATGCGAATCCCTGTCTTTTGATCATAGTCTGATTTAATAGTTGAAAAACCAATCGAATGCTGAACTACAATTCCCTCAGCGTAAAGAATCATTGCATCTCTGCCATATGATGTAGGTGCTATTTTACTTTCAAAGTATATACCTCTCTCCTGAGCCTCTAAAACCATAGGCTTACCATGCGGTTGAGCATAGTTATGCTGATTTAAAAAGAATATCTCATTCGATCCCATAGGACCACGCTCTGCGATTGTTTTAGTTGCGGCACCGGGCATGATAATATCATCATCATAATCCTCATTGCCAAAACTTGCAAAGTAGCCTGTAACTGTCATCCTTTCGGAATCCATGTCCTTTATCTCGGCATTGTAGTTCTTAAATTCTAATAATCCTTTCATCTTTACAAATATATTAATTTTTTAAATATCAAAATTATCCTTTAATATAAGGCGCAGTTCTAGGCTTTAGTATTGGCAAACCATCTGAGTCCAATGTTGCTTCTGTAGCCATAACACAACGGCAATTTACAACCTCAGCAGCTGGTGCCGATGGATCACCCGGATACATCATTGGAGTTATTCCAACTATAAAAGGTTGATTTATTTCAATAGGCTCCTGAGTCATTAATAAATGAGTTCTCCTAGTCCGCTTATCCTTTGTGTTAATCCAAAACTTTTTAACCTCATAATCAGAACTCTCAGCACCCATGTTAATTCCAAAGTTGGCTGCGGTTGTGGATTCTGTTCTAGCAATTACCAAAGACCTTGCTCTGTTAAATGCAGGATCGTTTAGCGTTTCTTCAAACAGTTTAGCCTGATCTCTTCTGGACAAATTTTGTCCTAAAATATTAGCTAAAAGATTTTTTATCTTATCAATAGTAGTTTCATCAATGCCTGTAACTTTATTACCTCCAATGAATCTAAAATACTCAACCATCTCAATATACCATTGAGGATTAAAGAAATCTGTAATAAAATCCTTTTTTGTTTTAGGTACTGAGTTACGTATCCAATCGTATGAGAATGTCGCAGCTGATACGCCAACCTTTGTATAGATTTTTTCTAATCCATCATATAAAGGTTTTTGATTTACTAAGAACTGAATGTAAACCTGTAGGTCATCAAAGTTAGTATCATCTATAAAATCAGTAATGGCTTTTGTCTGCTCATCTAATGCATTCTTAATGATAGGATAAGCATAAGCCTCATACTCTTTATGTAGCTTTAAATAAGTTTTGTGATATTTAACACTACTTGCCATTTATGGTTGCATTGTTATATGCCTGATCTAAAGATAACTCCTCAATAGGTACTAAGTTAGCCGGTACGTAAATATTCTGCATTTCTGGAGTGCTAATCTTATCGTAACCCTGAGCAATACGTTTCTCATCAGGAGTAATCCAATATGAGTTAGCTAACCAGTCCGTTAGCTTTGCCATATCTTCCTGCATCTCAGGATAAGAACTAAAGTCAAAATCAAAGTAATATTTCTTGCCGTATGCTTTAGCGTATGGCTCACAAACAAACTTGTTTATAGCATCTCTAATCTTGCGAGATAGTGGAGCAGTTGCGTTATAGATTAACTGCTTAGATGCCCAACCCATGTTATTATCTGTCGAGGCTGATTCACTACCTGAGAATTGAATAGGAACATGAAAAGCAGTAAATATCTTGCGAGTATCTATGTTAAGCGATTCTATTAGTTGTAAGTCAGTAGACGGCATTCCTATCTGAGTCCACTTCAAAGGACCTGAACTAGGGAATATCCTGTCCATTAAAGTTTCGCCACGCTTTGCATCAACTATCTTTTCTTTTAACAGATTCATCTGGTCTTTAGTCAGATTAGCACCATTGCCATCAGGTGAAACAAAACCAAATGCACCTCCATTACGTATCTGCTTTAATAATTCGTTATCGCCTTCATTCTCTTTTAATACGTTTCTGTAAATAGCTTTGATAGGTGACTGTCCGTATAATTGCGCTCCTGTTAAAGTAAAGTCAGGATTAAAGGATTTAAAGTGAACAACCTGATTAGCAGGTAAAGGCACTTCCTCAATATAGATAGATGTCAAAGAATATCCTTTAATTGGCTCAAACATACCGCCTGAGATAATCTCAATCCATTGACTAGGTAAGCAGTATAGTTGTGACCATATTTGTTTCTCAGTCATCACATCATCCTTGCCATTGCCAAATATATAACCATCGCCTGTACATAGGTAAAACCCTGCAAGATCGGTCATCCATTCTTCATAAGTCTGTAAAGGATTTGGCTTTGCTAATAAATCAAGTATAGGATTGTTTTCTACCTGATTAAACATCTGCTCTTTAAGTTGCAATGTTCTCATCTTAGCAGATGCACCCTCAGCCATTGACATATTCTCATATATCTTTAAATCCTTTTTAGTTACGCCCTCTTTGACTTCATAAAGACAGTAAGCGCATTCCGCAACCTTTTTACTAATAATATCAATGCACGTGTAAACATCAGCGTTCTTTTGGAATCCCTCTTCAACAAATTTAATCTTATCTGAAAAATCAACTATGACCTGATTATTTCCAATCCATCCAAAAACGTTCTGGTTGTAAAGGTTAGCAGTTATGCTTTGCTGCAATCCGGGCATCAAAGACTGTAATTGATTTTGGGCTGCCTTTTCAATATCAGCCTTAAAGAATTTTTGTAGTATGCCCATAATTACCATTCAAATGAATATTCCTGTACAAATTTAGATGCCAACTTATTTAATGCCACGTATCTCAAAGGATCTATGAGGTGATTAAAGGCATCAATCGGCTCATTTAACATTTTGCCTGTTTTATCTTTTTTCCAAATATATGAATAAAGTTCCTTTTTTAGATTATGGCTATTTGCCGTAACATTTATCTTATATCTTTTAAGAATGTCAATCCCTTGCTTAATGGAGTCTGGTCCTTTCATTGCTCCATGAATGTTAAAACCTTCAGCATAAATCTCTTGTATAGACTTTGGCTCTGCACTATCAGCTATTATTTCCTGCTCTGGGCTTACCTTAAAATCTCTTAGCTTTTGGCAAATATCCATGTTAGTTAGTCTGGTTTCATAGCACATCTCATTTACCCACAACTCGCCTTCTGATTTATAAACTTCTATTATGCCTGTCGGATCATTGGTAAAGCCAAAGTCAATCGCAAATGCAATTAATTCAGCATTCTCTGGTATTGCCTCACATATTGCCCAATTCCTAAAGATAACGCCTTCAATCTTTCCTGTTAAACCTCTAGCATATACATTCCATAACTCCTGATCTAATTCCTTTATAGCCTCTATTCTTTGATGGTCTTCATCTGATAAGAATGGATTATGCCTATGGTCTGATATAATTAGCTTTGTATCTGGCTGACCAATCAGCTTAGTATGCGCCCAAAACTCGTTAGTAGGATTATAGTCAATGTATATTTTATTCTTTGTCCTTATAGCTAACTGCCAGTAAATCTGATAGCTTATACCATTAGCCTCATTCACAAAAAGGTAGTCACGCTTACCATTCTTTGCAGATTGCTCATTCTCAAACGAAACAAACTCAATAAGTGAGCCATTCTTAAAATAGATAATTCGCTCAGTTTTATTCCAGAACTTTAACTGTGACTGTAGGTATTTGTTATCTGCAAAGATATTTTCAGCATCTCTGTAAGCACCTTTACGCAAGTTAGGTAATGATTCTCCTGCAACTGTTATAACTGACCTAGCCTCATTAACTGCGTTATAGAAAAGCAGTTGCATGATTGAATAGGTTTTACTTGAGGCAGTACCTCCCTGATTTATTAGGACTTTTTCTTTAGCCTCATAATTCTCATAAAATACTGGACTGCAATCA